GCGGTGGCGGTCAAGGTGGCGGTTCTGCAAGCAATGGCGCTTCTGGATCTGCCGGAACTGCAAATACTGGTGGCGGTGGCGGTGGTCATTGGCAAGGTTCAGGTGGCCCAGTAGTAAATGGTGGTTCAGGCGTTGTTATTGTTAGATATGCGAAATAAGGAGAGATAAATGGGCGATAATTATGTTCTTCTTGAACGCGTAACATTAAATGCAACTGCATCATCTGTTACTTTTTCCAACATTCCTCAAACAGGATATACAGATCTAAAAGTTGTAGTTTCAGCTCGTTCTGCCCGTACAAATGATGCTGGTGGTTCAGACGGAAAATTAGAATTTAATGGAATTACAACTGGTTATACTGGAAAAATTTTAACTCAACAAGGCGCTGCGTATTCTAACTCAGTAACAAGTCTTTTTTATTTTGTTGATTCTAATAACTCTACATCTAATACATTTGGCAATATGGAAGTTTATATTCCTAATTACACATCAAGTAACCCAAAGTCTGTTTCAATAGATGGAGTTAGCGAAAATAACGGAACATCTGCTTATCAAGTTATGACCGCTGGCTTATGGACTTATACGGGAAACCCTGCAATTACATCATTAAAATTTACCGATAACAATGGTGGATTTTTGCAATACTCAACTTTTTCTATTTATGGTCTAGCCGCAGTAGGCACAACACCTGCTCTCCTTCCATTCGCTTCAGGTGGAGACATTATTCAGAACGATGGAACTTACTGGTATCACGCGTTTCTTAGTTCAGGATCATTTACTCCTGCCAAAGCATTATCTTGCGACATTCTGCAAGTTGCTGGTGGTGGAGGTGGTGCAGGAACTGATGGTGGAGGTGGCGGTGCAGGTGGACTTCTCGCTTTTACTTCTCAATCTTTAACTGCTAATACTTCTTTAACTGCAACTATTGGTGCTGGTGGAACTGCTGGTGTTGTTTATGCAGCGGGAACTTCAGGATCTAATTCACAATTTGCATCACTTACTGCATCGGTTGGTGGTGGTCGCGGAGGCTCTGGATCTACACCTATTGCTGGTGCAACTGGTGGCTCTGGTGGTGGTGGTGCAGGTGGAACTGGATCGGGCGCTGGTGCTGGTGGTTCTGCTACATCCGGTCAAGGCAATGCTGGTGGTTCTGGAAGCCTTGGATCCAATGGTTCTGGTGGCGGTGGTGGTGGTGCTGGATCTTCTGGTGCTAATGCTGTTTCCATTGTTGCGGGAAATGGTGGAGCTGGAACAAACACATATTCATCATGGTTATCTGCTGTTTCATTAGGAGTATCTGGTTACATTGCTGGTGGCGGTGGTGGCGGTGGAAATTCTGGTACTGCTGGTTCTGCTGGTTCAGGAGGAGCTGGTGCTGGTGGAGTTGGTGGCACTTCTAACCCTGGAGGAAATGCAACCGCAAATACTGGCTCAGGTGGCGGCGGTGGAGCAAACGATTCTGCTGGTGGTGCTGGCGGTTCAGGCGTTATTATTGTTCGTTATGCAATGGTCTAAGGAGAAAACATGGCAACTTATTTTGCACAAGTAGAAAATGGCATCGTCACTCAGGTGATCGTGGCAAGTGCTGATTTTGTGGCATCTCAACCTGGAGAATGGGTAGAGACATTCATGGATGGCGCACAGCGTAAGAACTACGCTGGCATTGGCTATATCTATGATGCTGAAAAGGATGCGTTCTACGCTCCACAACCATTCCCATCTTGGTTACTCGATGAGGATTGCGTATGGCAAGCCCCAGTTGAGTATCCTGCTGATGGAGAAATGTACCTTTGGAACGAAACCAATCTAGCATGGGAGAAAGTAAATGTCTGAAGAACTAACACGAATTGAACACGATCTATCGACAGGCGAAACAAAGATCATTCCTTTGACCGCTGAAGAACTACAGCAACGCGAATTGGATGCTATTGAAGCAGCCACTCGCAAGGCTGAGGCCGATGCTGAGAAAGCTCGCATCGATGCACTCAAGGCTTCTGCTAAGGCAAAGCTCGTATCAGGAGATCCACTCACCGAAGAAGAAGCATCAACCCTAGTCATCTAATAAGGAGCAGTAATGCGTACAGCACAATACTCAGTAAGCACCACCCCAGTTAAGATTGCAGATCAAGCGGGATCAGCTCGCAAGATTTCCATTCACAACGAAACTGTTGCTTCTTATCTCGGAGATCGAAATGTAACTTCTTCAACAGGTTACAAGATGGATGCCAATGACAAGATCACCCTTGATGTAAATGGTGGATCTGAACTTTGGCTTGTTACATCAACAGGCACAGCAGCAGTAACAGTATTTGAAAACTAACCTATAACCGTAAAGGCGCAATTATGTCAGCAGATACAGCAACCATCGTTTATTCCTATTTCTTTGTAGGAGCAGCGCTTCTTGCCGGCATGAGCATGATTGCGAAACATGCGATCCAGAAGTACACAGAAGAACTCAAGGATAAGTTATCTCGCATTGAGTACGCGCTGTATAACGATGGTAAGACAGGCTTGATTAACAAGGTAGAAGAACTGCTGGAAAATCAACAGGCAATTAAGATCGATGTAGAAGTAATGAAATCTAAGGTCGAGTAATGACAACTACTGCTAAGAACTACACAAAGGGTCCTCGCAAGGGGGCTATTCGTCTTATTGTCATGCACACCATGGAGTCTCAAGAAAAGCCAGATACTGCTGAGTCAGTAGCCAAGTGGTTCGGTGGACCTACTGCTCCACAGTCCTCTGCCCATGTATGCGTAGATAGCAATTCTTTTGTACAAATTGTCGATGACTCTGACATTGCTTGGGGCGCTCCTGGCGCTAACAACGATGGGCTTCATATTGAACTAGCCGGAACTGCTTCTCAAACCAGCACCGATTGGAGCGATGCTTACTCCCAATCTGAACTCAAGATGGCTGCGATTGTCGCTGCTAACTGGTGCAAGAAGTACAAGATCCCCGCCGTTCACCTTACCCCTGCTCAAGTAGCTGATGGAAAGACTAAGGGTATTTGTGGGCATGTCGATGTTACCCATGCGTTCCCTAAGTTGGGCAACCATACTGATCCAGGAGTAGCATTTCCTTGGTCTTTGTTCATCTCGTTAATCCAAGCAAATCTTAAATAGGAGCATTATGAAATTAGATACTAAAAAGATTAAGTCCGTATTAATTACCTACGGAACCCTAGCATTGCCAGTAGCAACGGTTTCCTTTAGCCTCAATGCAACCCCAATGGTAAAGATTCTTTCTTTTGCTTCTGGTCTTATCCCTATTGTTATTCGTCAGGCTAATCCTAAAGATCCATTTACCGTCAATATTCTTGCGCTTACTGAAGCACAGATTGAGGCTCAGTTGGCTAAGGCAAAAGCAAAAGCCAATAAGGTACAATAATGTCAACCGTTAAGATGGAACTGGTTATCACCGCAGATGCGGAAGTAACACACGCAGAAGATACTAAGGAGTCATAATGACTGTAGGACTAGCGACAACCACACTCGCAAATAACTGGCTTAACATGCTTCGCGCTGCTGCCTTTACTGCCCCTGCTGCTACATACATTAAGTTGCATGTAGGAGATCCTGGCGCTGCGGGAACTGCTAACGCTTCTGCTGTTACTACTCGTCAGTCAGCAACATTCTCTGCTGCTTCTGCCGGTGCTATTGCACTCTCTAACTCTCCTGCTTTTACTATGACTACAACTGAAACCATCTCTCACATTTCTGTTTGGGATGCTTCTTCAGCTGGAAACCTTTTGTGGACAGCAGCACTTACAACATCTAAGGCTGTTGTTAATACAGACACACTTACCTTTACAACACTTGGAGTTTCACTTTCACCTTTGGCTGCCTAGTTATCGGTAGTACGGAGGTGTTAGCATGGCATACGGAGTCAGTTACACCCTAGTAGCGTTTGACACTCCACTATATTCACCCGCACCTGGGTGGTACATAGGTCAAATACAAAGCAATCCAGCGGGCTACTCCCCGCTGGTTTTGTCATACCAATCGCCGTTCTATCAGTCTCCACGGTTTTATTCTGGTGGAGTTCAAGTTTCAACTTCACTTCCCGTTACTGCAACACTTACTGCTGATGCAACTCACACAGAGGTAGCAAGTGCAACAAGCAACATTACTGTTACTCTTTCAGGTAACGCTGCACTTAGTTCACTACTTACAGCGCAGACAAGTGTAACTGCGGGGCTTACCGCTAACTCGTTAACTAATCGTCTAGCCGATTCCGCGCTCGCAGTTAGCACTTCTCTTTCTTCCAACGCTACCCGCAATACCACGGGTCAAGAAACAACATCAATCAATGCAAGTCTTACTGCTGATGTAGTTAAGAATGTTAGCGCTGCTGCTTCACTTGCCATTACAGCTACTGAGACTGCCGTTGCTACCCGCGTGTACTTTGCTGGCGCTAGCACCGCAGTAACCGCTACCGCGACTGGCGTAGCCCGTAAGGACATGATCGCCGGTGCTGATCTGGCTATCACCGAGACTTCGATTAACCAGATCTCTACGCTCTACACCACAGAAGTTATTCCTACCCAAGTAGTTGCTGGCTTAACTGGATCGATCATTCGTGGTCATACGGTCAATGCCCAGACTCCAGTTACCTTTACCTTCACCGGTAAAGTAAAGAAATCCAACCAGTACACCGACCACGATATTGTGGTTTTTGGTGAGGTTATGCCGCGTCGATGGGTGGGTCAACTGGGAGATACCCGTTGGGTGGGAGATCTAGCGACACAGCGAAATTGGCAAGGTTCCCTACCTACAAAGCGTTGGGCTAATGGTATCCTTGTGGATCGTAATAAGTTTGCGACCTTAGCCGACAGGCGATGGAGAGGAAATCTTCAATGACCAATGTGTACCCACGCGAGAGCGTAGAGTTCCAACCAGTTCTCATTACCTTGGATAACACCATCGTCACAGACAATGTGGAGTTAGCAGTTCTTCTGCCTAATGACCGACCACAAGATTCTGACTGGTTCGCAGCGACCATTCTAGCGGGCGCTACAGGGTTCCTAACGGGAACCTATGCCAAAGGTACATGGAATGTATGGGCGCAGATTACAGACTCCCCAGAGATCCCTGTTATTAACTGCGGGGCGTTCCAAGTTTCATAGTTTTTACTGCGCAATCCCCAAGAGTCCAGAGGCCGATCCTTCTGGACTCTTTTCTTTTGCCTACGACACACCAAAGATAATCTGCAAACAATGTGCGTAACCTGTTAAAGTTCGTTCAACCAATAGAAAGGGTTGAACATGATCGATAGGATTCTTGAGGATCGGCAGGAAAAATACGGTGATGCAGCGGAGAACTTCGCGCTCATTGGTCGTCTATGGGGAGCAATACTTGCTACCGATGACATAGCTCCAGAAGAAGTAGCGGTAATGATGATCGCTCTTAAATCAGTACGAATTCTAAAGAACCCAACCTACGCAGATTCATGGGATGACATTGTTGGATATGTCACCGTTGGTCGCCAGATCGTAGGTGCATAATGGGGCTACTTGATGATCTAAAGAATCCAGATAACTTTCTCCACTCTAGTCGTGGCAAATGTACCTTTTGTACCTTTCTCGAAACGCTTCCTGTTAAAGAAAAAGAAGTTCTTTCCGAGCATGTAGCAAATAAAACAATCACCAGTTCATCGCTCAGTCGAGTGTTGAAAAACAATGGGCATAACATTAACGAAGGCGTTATCTCCCGACACCGCAGAGGAGACTGCGCTAGTGGCACTAAACGATGAATTAGAAGAACTCAAGCGAGAAACAGATCCAGAGATCTCTGAACTGCGTAAGGCTCTGAACAACACTCAGAAGCAACTTGCCAAAGCAAAGATCCGTAATGATGAACTTGTAGTTGCTACCCATCGTGGTGCGTATGAAGCAATGCTGGCGCTTGGTAAAGTACAGCCGGTCGCTGCACCTAAGAAGGATGCTCGCAAAGCTAAACCAGAAGTAGCACTTGTCCACTCAACTGACTGGCAGGGAGCGAAGGTAACTTCATCCTATAACAGCGAAGTAATGAGAGATCGAGTCTTGCAATTCGCAGACAAGATCGTTCACCTCACAGAACTTCAGCGCTCACACCATCCAGTACGCGAGTGTGTAGTGATGTGTGGTGGAGATATGGTCGAAGGTTTGTTTAACTATCCAGCGCAGTTGTGGCAGATTGATGCTTCACTCTTTGGTCAGTTCACCAATGTCTCTCGCTTATGCGTGGACTTTGTTCGTGTAATGCTGACTAACTTTGAGAAGGTAACTGTTGTTGCTGAGTGGGGAAACCACGGTCGCATTGGTGGCAAGCGAGCTGAAGTTCCTAAGAGCGACAATGTGGATCGCATGGTCTATGAAATGTCTCGTCAGATCCTGGCTAACGAAAAGCGTTTGGTTTGGGAAGATTGCCCAGAAGATATTCAGGAAGTTGCGGTGGGTAACTATCGCGCACTTCTCATGCACGGTGACGAGTTAGGTCGTTCAGGCTTCGCTTCTCCTGCTGCTTGGATCGCCGGTGCTAATCGCTGGAAGGCTGGCGCACATGACTATGACTTCCATGATATTTACTTGGGTCATTATCACCGCCATGCACAAGAGCCAATCCAAAAGAACTTTAACTTGTACTGGACTGGTTCAACTGAATCAGATAACCGGTATGCGCGTGACTCAATGGCTGCATCTGGTATGCCTAGCCAGAGACTTCACTTTGTAGATCCTGAGAAGGGTCGCGTAACAGCGCAGTACCAAGTCTGGCTTGACTAATGAAAGCAGTATCCCTATTTGCCGGAGTCGGTGGCTTTGATCTAGCACTTGAGCGAAATGGCGTAGAGATAGTTGCTTCTGTAGAGATTGATAAGAACGCCAGAAAGATTCTGGAAAAGCAGTTTCCCAATTCAGCAATTTTGGAGGATGTTTGCAATGTCACCGGAGATGGACTTAGAGAACTCGGGTTTGATTCAGGAGGAATTATTGTCGGTGGATTCCCCTGCCAAGATCTCAGCGTGGCTGGCAAGCGCG